CGCAAATCATGGCATGTAGAACGCTCTACCTGGCGCAGAGATGAAGCAATCGTGCTGCTTCTACTGGATACCGGCTTGCGTGCGTCCGAAACATGCCGTCTCATGATTAATCATGTGAACCTAGAAAACGGGGAAGTAATGGTAATGCCATACGGGAGTGGTCAGAAAACAAAAGGAAGGACTGTATTTCTGGGTAAAGTATCCCGCCGATCTGTATGGCATTATTTAGCCATTCGGGAAGATCCTCGACCAGATGAACCGTTGTTTATAACTCAAGATTATCATCCGTTCCAAAGGCAAGTGCTGCGTGAATTACTTATTAGAATTGGAGAACGCGCTGGCGTCCAGAACGCACATCCTCACAAATTCCGTCATACCTTTGCTACGGAGTACCTGCGGAATGGAGGAGATATATACACCTTGCAAAGGCAACTTGGTCATTCATCTCTCAAAATGGTGTTGCGGTATCTCGACATAGTAAAGGGCGATATATCCGAAGCTCACCGCCGTGCCAGCCCCGCCGACCGCTGGAGATTATGAATATTTGTAGTAATTTGAGTCTTTTTTGAGTCTTTTTTGAGTTGTTTTTGCGTGTTCGGTTAGCGTATGATACATCCAGAGGTAAAAAAATGCTAAAAAATAGAATATCAATTTATTTAGAACCAAACGAATATGAAGCAGTGAAGGAATTAGCGCAACGAGAATACAGAAATATACGTAAACAGGCTGCCATGCTGATTAAATCAGAATTACAAAGGCTTAGTCTTTTGGACACTGAAAATATTGGGACGGTGAAACATGGACAATAAAAGCGAATGTCCAGAGGCGGGAACTTCTGGACAATCACGAGAGACACAAGACCAGGCTGGGTATGTATCTAACTCAGATTATACCACCTTCTCACTCAATAATCCGGGGGCGAATCTTAATCTGCCCCTCCACATCCCTCAACAACTTCGCCATCCTCTCCGAAGCATCAGCACTTGGCGTCACCATATAATCCTTAAACGTATCAATCAAAATCTTCAACGTCTGCTCCAGCAAACCAATCCTCCCCGTCAACTCCTCCACCTGCTGCTCCAGCTCCCTCTTTGTCGCCTCCAAATCAACCGTATACGCATTCTGTCGTTTCAACATTTCATACTGTCTCCGTAAATTCTCATTCTCCGCCTCCAGCTGCCCCACCCGCTGCGCCAAACCATCATACATCAACCGTGCCGTCTCCACCGCAGTCTTATCCGCCTCGCCCTTCTCCTTCCTTGTCTCCCTTCTTGTCATAAAATACGGAATCACACCCACCAAAGACGCCGCCACAGCAGCGATAATCGCCGGAACAACATACTGATATATAACAGGATTAATAATCATCCACGCGCATCCTTGTAATCTCTATACCAAGCGCATTAAGCGCAGCATGAAGGATGATAGCCGCTCCCCACGCAAAATAGTAAACATCGCTATCTGGGATCGGATCCCAATACGGCTTCACAAAAAACGTATAAACATAAAACAGCAAAGCATTCACACACCATATAATAGATGGTAGTGTTAGTTTTACCTGATTCATACGGTTACCCTTCGTAATCCTCAATATCCTCACAGTCGTAATTATGAGCGTTAATGTTACCACTGCCAGATTACAACCCATCACATACCGAGCAACCATCAAATCTATGTATGGCACTACCTCCATTATCGCACCGTATCTTTGATTTCCAGTCCTTGTTCCTCTGAGATGATTGCTTTTTCTACAGCCAAATCTACATCTGCTTCACTGATCTTGTTCAACTTCCACATCGTCATCAAAAACTTAAACATCACATACCTCCAAAACATATTAAACCTCCTAACCCAAAATCTGTGCCAACAGCGCATCTTCCACCGCTGCAAGCCTCTCCTCCGTACTCGGCTCTGGAACTGGTAACCCGAAATGTTCCCTTACAATATCTTGCATTGCTTCCTCTTGTGCCTGTGTCATCACCACCCCCGGCAAACCAGATATAGCCCCTTCCTCCGTTGCCTCCGAAATCGGCACTCCCGCCGCAATCAACTCTTCATATAAAGTCGTCATTCAATTCCTCCTATAAATAAGCACAAATAGCCCGTATAATCGTCTTAGAGTACGCCCCGGAGAAAGAGATTGACGTCGTAGATGCTAAAGTGGATTTAATGTTTAAATAATAGGATGTTTTAGTCGCTATTTCTACTATTTTCTCCCTGTAAAACGTATTCACGGCGTCTATATTTCCAGAGGCACCCGACACAGATACTACCGACGTAAAATCTACGTCGGTTTCCGATAAATTGGTTGACGTCAATGTCACCTGTCCCATAGCTTGCGTAGCTGACGTTTTATATACATCTGCCGCGCAGTGATATGATAACTTCCATAAACCGATCGGGACGGACAATGCCAAACTACCAGGCGCATACCACGTGCCAGCCGTAGGCGTAGACTGCGTCCTCGCAGATGTGTCAGTAAATTCCTGTATCCATTTCAACGGACTCGCAGGAAATCCGAATGGTACCTTATCGCTAGAATAGAACGGCAAAGTAATCGTAGCGCTCGCTAATGTATAATCCGTCCCCCCATAAACCGTTATAAGCGTATTTCCACCTGAATAAGCTCCAACTGCCGTAACAATGAAGTACTTCACTGTCGTTTGTGTCAGCTTAATCCTCATTCCTACGCCGATTATCCCGGTCATGTCCGCATTTACACTAATCACTCCCGTTGGACCGTCCGCACTCGAATAACTCCACGTTCCCGATGCCGCTATCCATCCTGAGTACTCAGACAATCCAGCAGCCGTAGTCGCATAACTCGCACTTCCAGATTGTAATGAGTAATTTGCCGATCCTGTCGTAAATCCTGCTGAACCAGATAAAAACGAAAAACCCGCCGAACCAGTTGTAAATCCCGCCGAACCGGACAATATCGAATAGTTTGAGCTACCTGTCGTAAAACCCGCCGAACCAGCATAACCCAGACTTCCCCCGCTCGGCGTGTACCAATGCGATTTACCAGTTACATCTCGGATCATCGCCGCAAATGAATCAAGTGCCTCCGCAACCGTTGCCGGAGCTCCTGGAGTAACCGTATCGTCAATTGACGTTGGATTAGTACCAAGTACAGTCTCAATTGCAGTTACTTCAGCGTACGTTGAATTGATATCATCCGCTATAACAGTATCTACCTCGTCAACTTTATTTATCCATGTTTTTATTGCGCTTGGATATGATGTCATAAACCTCCTAAAAAGTAAACGTCAGATAGTTATAAACAATTGTAGCAGATGTAAAAGTACTGGGAGATGATCCCACACTGACTATCCATCTGAATTGCACAGCATATGATACGTGATTATATAGATCGAACAAATCTGTATCGAAGCTGTGCACAAAAAAGAAAGGATAATACACGTTTCCTAATACGAGAGGATAAATTGAGAAGTCGTTATGCACATCTACGTACAAATGTAATTGAATATCACTCGGAAATGTAGAATCGCTTTTAACCATTTTCAAATAGCCAGTCGTTATGGCTATCGTTTTCTGAGATGTTTGAGATGCAATCGCAGGCACTGTGATTGAGTTCAGCGTTCTCGTTCCGCCCGATGTAACTGCGCTCGTTCCAGACGCAGATCGAATGTCTATCGAGTTTGGAGCGTAGTCCCACTTGCTTTTTAGCGTCTCCGCTAGTGCTGAATACAGAAGACCCTTACCAGATGCAGGAATGGATAGTTTTGCGAGTGTACTGGCACTATTCGCAATCGCAATATCTCCAGACGCTGTATGTGTGAAAAGTATATTTAAATTATTAGCAAGCGTATTTATATCGCTTGCGTGGAGCGTTTGACCAGTTGCAACCACGTTTGGTATCGTAAATGCTGTCATTCGATTATCGCCAATGCCATAATATACAGCTGATAAAGCGATGCCGTTCCACTTCCGCCGGTTTTAATCTGTACTTTGATTGCATGGCTGGATGCTGTTTGTGAAGTCTGAACCCCAATCACAGAAAATGGTACATTATATCCTGCCACCGAGCTCCTTGATTCGTTACCGATCGATACGCCATCCAGTAAACATTGAGCATACATCTCAACGCTTGGATATAATAATCCATTTGCAATAACTATGATTGTTGATGTTGCTACTGGAGTAATAGTTATACTTCCATATGCAACATCCACATACGAGGCACTTGATGAGCTAAATACCGGTATAGGTATGCTGCTTGATATCACGAGATTATTAGATACCGTAAGTGGATCAGACCACTTCATCTTGAGCGGATCAGTCAAATCACTCATCAACACCATCCCGCTGGCACTTGCAGCTGATAAAGCATCAAGCTCCGTTGGAGAGCTTGCTACTGCTATATCCCCCGCATTTGCGTATGGAAATAGCTCAATCAGATTATTTCTGACTGTATTTTGATTGCTCGCTGTCCAGGTATCGCCGTCTGAAACTGTCGGAGGAGTTATAAATCCCATATCTAGTATCCATATATACTTGTAGTTCCGATTGTGGTCGGAAAAATCCAATAGCCGCTATATGCATCGTACGGCTCGAATTTCAGCGTAGTCCGTACTGCTTGACCATTCTCTGATAGCCACTCATGCGCAATATACGCAATTGCATAATCTCCAACGATTGATTTTTTAGGTATATTCAACGTGTAAACATCAAACAGATCACATTGAAACTGCTTCTTGTCAGTGCCTTCTAGTTGTACAGTCGGATAATGTGCACCATCTGTAAGTATCTCAAGAATACGTTGTGCTTTTTCTGTAGCCAGGCTCATCGTGGTAACAAATTTATTGCTAAACATAAAACTCTTTGGCTGCGTTGCATACGATCCGCCGCTTGCCTGCGCTTTCGTGATAGAACCTGTTACTACAGGAATGGCTCTCACTTGCAAAAGTGTTATAAATGCCGTTGCCGTCGATGTATTCTCAAGCGTCAATTCTCCTGTAACTCCATATGTCGTCAAACTGGCAGTTATATAACTCGTCAAATCAGTACCGTTGCCATTCTTTGTCGAGTTTGCTTTGATATCAGTCGTAGACTCCGGAGTTACAACGTTCATAACAGCCGCTTCAGATCCGTTGTACGTAAATTGAATGTGCAAACTAATTGATGATAGCGGATCAATCGATATCTTATCTCCACTGTACGTATAGCATACTACCTCATTACCAGACGCAATATATAACGGATTAGTCGGAACGTTGATGATATTCCTGCGCACCTCCCAGGGCTTTGGTAGATTAATGTTCCAAAGTAATTCGGACTGGCTCAACGTGCCCAAATTGTTTAGCGATTTTGTATGTGGATAATATGTCATCACTCCGCCGCCGGACTGGAAAAAATACCCGAAGTCAAACTGAGCAATCTCGTTGATGATATCTGCTGCCTGCCTCTCGTCTTCATACCAAAAATCCAGATATGAATTACCGCTTTCACCTATATTCTTAGTCCAGAACGCAGGCAAACTGACAGCATCCAGCGTGTCCGTTATAGCATCTGCTATAGCATAACTTTGCTTAGTTGCTATTGAAATCGATCTATCTCGTAAATGTCTCCAACCATCAACGCATGAAAGTGTAACCTTTCTATCTCCAGAATTGTCATCAGCGTCAATATCATAAATCATACCAGCAAATAAATTGTAAGTCGCCTCACCGTATGGCAATCTAGCAGCTATCTTGATGTGCTTACCAGGCTCTACGTTTGGATATAACGCCGAACTGGCATTGAAAGCATCGAACCTGCCATCATAATTGTCTAGTGTAACACTTGCCGAACCATCCCGCATAATTTCAAAGCCATCTCCGGAAAGTTGTATGTAATAATCCCGCCCGCGCTGTATCGATAAACCTCTGCATCTCGCACCTTCATCAGATGCATGAGACCATGCTCCGCTGCCATCCCAATCTATTTTTACCATCCATTGGATACCTGGATTGGCGTAGGTTAGCGAACCGTTATAGATGCCTTCGTTGTACCGAAATTGGTTATACTTCATCTCGCGTATTGCATCTCCGTTCTAATAGCATCCCGCAACGCTTTTGAAATTGCATATCCCGTGCCTTGTGGATCTGCCCCGGCGTTACCATTCACGTTTACCGTGATATTCCCAATGCTCAAATTTGATCCAGCTAATTTACTATTGGGTATAATCGCTCCGCTCACACTTGGCATAAATAATTCAGGACCTGCCTCACCGACTAAATAGGGAGTGTTAGAGCTTACCGATCCGCCGCTCGCTCTACCTTCTCGCGGCTGAGCGTTCACTATACTAAGGAGTGTCTCGATTTGACCTCCCAGTGAAAATATTTTTGATATCTTAGTAAGATTTTCGAGTGTCAGTAACTTTTGAAGAGAAGATTCGATACCTGCATATATCCCCGTTCCGATCTGCTCCCCCGCTTTCTTGATTACCTCTTGAGTAGCTGGATTGTTTATCCACGCAATAATAATATCGAGTAATCCATTCAATACCTTCCCAAAAAAATCTACCAAATTTTTCACAGCACCTGCCATATCCGTAGAATTCAACCATAAACCTATTTGTTTTGTGATTTCATTCAAAATGATTCCAAAAGCAGACACCGGCTGATTGTCCGTAAAGACATTACTAAGCCATGATGCTAGATTTTTCACATCCGGAGAGTTCATAAATGTAACGATACTGCTTGCCCACTGTTTAATCGATGTCGCCATATCATCGATAAATTTCTGTGTAGCAGGGTCTTTTGACCATGCTGTAATTGCTTCGATAATAGATTGTAACGCTGGTAATAAAGCTGTTCCGATGTTCTCCTTCATATCGTTGAAAATATTATTCAGAATAGCAAACTTTCCACTTGTAGTATTACCGATTGTCTCAGCCATCCCCTTATACTTCCCCTCAAGTGCATCTAATATAACTCCGTGCGCCGAAGCAACATTCCCAGTTTGAATATATCCCTCGATCTCTTCTTTTTGCTGATCGGTCAATCTCACCTTCATAGCTACCAGTTTACGTACGGCTTCAGTAGGATTATCCAGCACATCCCCCAGAGAAGATGCAACGCTCTCCACACTTTGACCAGTGCCTTCCGCAACATCTAAGACGAGTGACATCACACGATCATACTCATCCTTACTAACCGAATAATACTGCGATAAAGATGTCGATGCTTTGATAATCTCGTCATCGGCAAATTTAGTCCTAAGCTGCATCTCATTTGCAAACGAAAGCGTTTGCTCCCGATTAGCACGCTCAATCTTCAAATGATATGCTGGCATAATGCTATCAGATATTTCTTTCTGTGCATTTTCAGCTACCCGTATCTGCCTTTCGTATTCAGCTGTTAATTTACTAACCTGTTTTTCGTATTCAGCGTTTTCTTTAGTAATCTCTCCTTGAGTCATACCTAATATACGTTTATCATGCGCATCTTTCATTTCCTGAAGCTTTACTTGCATCTCGTTTTGTGTAGATATAATTTTATTAGATGCTTCTGTCATCTTAGCTGTCTGTTCATCTGTAGCACCCCCCAAATCATAGAACGCATTAGCTGTCGTCTTTAGTACGTTATCCAATCTTGCTAACGCATCTTCTCCCTCAAAAGCTTCATCAAAAAATCCAGTCAGACCTGAAATAGCTTTTTCTATACTTTGCACAGATACCATACCCAACGCTGTAGAGAAAGCATTTTTTACAATATTACCAAATCCATCCATCGCGTTACCGGTTTCGTTAACTTTCTTTTCAAGTTTATCTAAACCGTCTGTCGTTTTACGGATTGGCTCCGATGCGTTATCGTCAACCTCAAGAATAATTTTTACTGCCACGTCTTACCTTTTCTATATATTTGTCATACAAATTTTTTCTCAGTATCCAGATTGCCTTCCCTTCGCTGGCGTCAATTTTCCAGGGAGGTATTCCCCATTCGGAGGCAGTTATCAGGATATTAAACTTCAACGGTATCTCTCCGCCGTGTCTAATCGCCGTGATTAACTGCCTCCGCTCGGAGGGGATGCGATCGCACCATTCAACGCTACTAAAAACAAATCCACTATATTATCTACTTCTGACATTGGCTCTTCGTCTAATATACCAATCGCTATATCTTTTTCTATCGGATTACCATCGGAATCAATCATAAACTGAGAGATTATGTCGATCATCAGAATGACATTTCTGCTTTCTCTTACCTTCTCAAACATCTTCAGATGCTTGATTTTTATATTTTTAGCGTTTATACGTATGTTTATTTCACTCATAACTTTACGGTAAAGAAGCTAACGTATTGACTACGATATATCTACCGAACAGATTGGCAGTGGAATTGTATCTACCTCGAAACGTCCCGGTTACAATGTCATTGCCGTCCTGATCCTCAAGCTTACCAAACTTCTCCCACTTGCCCACGATATCAAGGATAAACGTTTTAGCAGTGTAAGAACCATACGAGCCAACCGTGCCAGCGAACTTCAACCGAATCTGTCTGCTTACCTGATTGATAAAATTATCAATCTCAGCACTTGCGGAGCCATTAAATTCGAACGTGATCTCCAGCGTAGCTTCTTGCATCGTCTGTTTCACAAAGTTAAAGTCAGTGCTTCCATCCCCTGTGTAAACTTCCTTTAGTCCAGGATTGTACTTATGCGAGAAACCGAGCAGTGTGCTCGATACCTGTGTACTGCCAATCGTGCCGCTCACGTCATCGATATACATGACGCCCTTGCCAAATAAAATGTCTTCTACCGATGGCAATGCCACTGATCCTGTAAACGCTCCAGATCCACTACCGCGCGCTGTCAATTCAGCCGACATAGTTACCGCTTCTTTGCTCTTGCCTGCTATAGATAGCGAGCTTACAAATGCATATGATGCTCGCTCCATGCGGTTATTATCACCAGCCTCGATAGTAAATGTTTGGGGAGTGATTGTAGATGTCGTAGGCCAGTTATAAGTGTACAAATACCCGCTACCAGATACTGATCCCGCCGCCGATCCGCATGCAGAATTGAACAGATATGGTAATTGCTCGAAAGTCGCAGGAGTGTCATCTAATGAAATCTTAGAACCTGTTACCGGAACATACGCTCTGTCTGTACCGCTTATATATCCAGTATTCTCATCTGGAAAAACGGTAGTACGAGTATCTTCAATTCCACCTGTCCCTCTCCATACTGTAGTAGCTGCCGCAGATCCACCGGATACAGCTTCCTTATATAGTTGTATTTTCCTCAACGCTTTTATACCATTTGTCATGTAAACCTCCTTATCTATAAATCCGTTTGGATTTTTATGTTATGTACAATAAATCTAAATCCCAGCGTTTCCGTTCCTGCCCATATCATCGGCCCGAAGGTGTATGTAATCGTGTCAAATGTGCTAATCGTATGATTCCACTGATTATCATTCAATAGCTTATCAATCAACATGCTAGGCACGCTATCAGAAAACCTCATCACAGACTGAATGTCCTTCGGCAAATCCTTCCGTGCTACGTGCACTTCTATCATGACGTCATGTAAGCCTTTGGATACTCCAGCGGGACCGATCTCCACTGTTCCGATATGAGCAAAACTTACCACAAACGGAAACGGTAAAGTATTTCCGTCCATCGGATACTCAGGAGCGGCTTTAATACCGCTCACCAAGCGCATATATGTTTGTACTTGCGAAATAGCATTCTGTAGTGTCATAGTGTCTTTTTCACATACGGATCAAGTAACATTTTCACATCCGGATCGATCTTGCTGATGAGTTGCAGCGTGCCAGTCTCAGACGTGCCCGCTACACCAAATGGAGCATCCTTGCGTTTGTATATCCGAGACGCTTGTAAAATGCACGCTTCATGGACTGGCAGAGGAGATTGCATACTTCCAGATGTAGCATCCTTCGGATAACCAAACACGCCGGATACCTTCACGCCTTTACGACACAATGGAAAAGCCAGACTACCACCTGTCATATTTTGCGGAGCAACTTCCAGCCATTGATATGGCACGAATGGAGAGTACCCACTTCCCGCTGTGTATGGTAATAAATCGTAATCTGTAGAACGCCATGTATAAGCGTAAGTCCGGTCATAGTTATTATCACTCTGTACAGAGGATACACTTACCAGGTCATCAATATCCACTGAGTATGTATCAGCCGCTGTGTAGTACCTGATATCCGTCTGGGTAAAAAAATGCCTACCACAGTAGTTATCAATCTGCCTTGAGACAGCTTCAATCACAGCTTCCATTGATGCATCTTCTGTCGATGATCCAGATGTTAGAGAGCTATCCCATAGCCTATCTTTCAACTCTTGCAGCGTGCAATATCCGTTAGTGATTGCCATTGGACTTACCTCTCTTTTTAGTAGTGAACTCCGAGATGATATGCTCGATGTAACCAGCTTTGATGTGCATCTGAGCGTCAATATCGTTGATATCGATCTCCTGCCCTTTCTTTACTTTGATGCTTTTACCGCTCACGTTCAATATAACATCTCGAAGTCCACGAACTATCATAACTCTCCTAAATCGTTACACTGTTTTTCAGTCCAGACTGTGTCTTTGGTGTAATGCCATTTGGATTATACAGAATGACGCAATCTGCCACAGTAGCAGCGTCTGGATGATAGAAATTGCTTTTTAGATACGGTTTACTTGCATCAACTGCCATATCAATCGAGTACATAGCCGATCCTGCAGTAGAGCCAGACATCAAGATAGATGCCCCGTCAACAGCCGAGAAAGACCCTGCGCTCCCCGTACTGGAAGTAATAAACCATGTGTCAGGACCCGTATCGAGTTTATGCGCTTTCATGAGAAAGCATGCTCTAGAAAAACCTGTACAATCTACCACAGAACCAGCGGAACTTCCAGCTGCTACATCTGGATTGATTGATAAGCTTTTCGTAAAATATACATTATCAGCTAACAGACTTGGCATCACATCCTCCTATGGATGAGTAGCATACTGGAATGCTTCAGCCTGGAGCACTGTACCGCCGAAGCGGAACTTGCACAATAAGCCAATCTGCCCATTGCCAGCATAAAGTTCATTCAGACGTTGCACAACCATACCCTGTCGTTCTGCCATACCGTAGTATGCCCAGTTGCCAAAGCACATGGATTTTTTACCAGTTGCTAAGGCTTCGTGTTGGTCAGACACAAACACAGGATGACCTTCAAGAACAGGAGAACCAGAAAAGCTTGGGGTGCCAGCTGGACTAGGCTGAAATGCCCAATTGTTTGAAATTGCCAGGCCTTGCAGATAACCCCAAGTCGCCCAGCGCATTGTCCAGTTTGCACGGTCAGCATACGCCGAACCGATCTTATACATGAGCTCAGGAACTTCGGCATACCCGATAGCAGATGCGCTATCCAGGGTAAGTGCCGCTGTACCACCTACTAACACTCCTTGAGGCTCTGATACGCCGGAACCTACCAGGGTATAGTAGTTTTCAGTCAAAGCACGAACACGAGCGAAGGCATTAGCTAAGTAATTCTGCAATGCACCGATCTCGTCCATTTCCAGCTCTTCAGAAACCTTGATAAGCTTCGCAAATTTGTAAATCTGCGCCGATGCTTTGGCAAATGTACTCTCGTTCTCAGCTCCGCTGATTGCTGCTTCCTCTGCTAGGAGAGTTGCCTTAGTCATAGCAGTATCTTCGACAGGGAAAACGTACACATCACGATTAGTGGTAAATATAGAACCCCCAGCATAAGCGATTGCTTGGCGTGGTACAGAATACTCACCAAGCTTAGCGGTAATCTGTAAATTCAAATCTTCAGGGACTAATACACCACCCTCTGCATCATTACCTTCCTGCCACGCACCTTTATATGCACTCTTTACAGCTCCCTTATCGCCCGTTCTAATGTAGTGCACAAAGCTCTTGATAGGATCATCAGATAATCCAGCACTTGTAACTTTCTTCACTTGGAATAATGGCATGGCTGGTTTATCGATTGGCTTCTCTGCTTTCATAGCTTCGATGCGTTCATTTATTGCATTATCAATGATGGATTTCAAATCATCCATACTCACGCTTTCCTGTTTTTCCTCTTGTGTTACCTGATCGGTAACAGCTTCTTTAGTGTCATCCATTTGTATAACCTCCGTTATAGTAGTAATCTGTTTATTTTCAATATCGCTCCGGTCATGTATCTCATATGCTACGCTGATATTTTCCATATCCTCCGGTAACAAATTTGATAAATCAGGACTAGAAACGGCTAACGCTTTGATTTGCTCAACTCCGAGTGTTCTAGGCTCGGCAGGAGTTGGAGTAAGGCTGAACTCAACAACAGGCCACGACTTGATAAACTTCTCATCTCGTCGTACTAAGTGACCTACACTTCCAGAACTCCATCCCAACACTCCAGCTTTCACAAGTGATAAAACCTCCTCAACATACTCTTTATTACGCTCAAGTTGCGCCTCAATCCAAATGCCATCAGTTTTTAATTCAGTATTGATAACGCTACCCAGCCTAACATTCTTAACACTTCCATCCATCGTGTGATCGTAAAACACAGGTTTCACAGGTACGAGGTCTAACTGGAAATCGGTATCCTTTGTAAATGTATCTCCTGTAAGATCAACATCACCAAATACAACTCCCCAACCAGCGATTGTAGCGTGTTTTGTATCAATAGATTTTATATAAATTTTACTCATACTTTTTAATTTCATCCTCAATAAATTCGCTAAAGAAATCTTGAATCATTCCTTCCTCTTCACTCACTACATCATCAGTCGTTTTCCATCCTATAGCTTTATGAAACTTTGATTGAGATACATTATCGCCTTCTCCGCCTTGCACAAATCCAGCATAACTCACGTTATTACCGATTGTTACCTTCATGCCGTCGTTGCTGGCTTCTGTAGTCCATTTTTTACCAAGTGTCTCGCTATTCGCAGAGCTTCCACGCCGATATGGAACATCTAGAGAACCATCTCGCAATGATGCGAAAAACCATCTCCGTTGCCGATCACTTTGAAATGATTGACCGTAAACACTATCACGAGATAACTTTACTTGCGGAGGATACTCAGCGAGTTTTCCCTTCAGTTGCTCTCCAGCTGCCAGTAAAGCAGCCTTGATGCTGTCAGGAATAAAACCCAACTTTTCAATAACAGAATCAATGCCAATAATTTTTATACCGCTCATTTAGGTAATTCCAAATTGATCCAGCATCGACATCGTGGATGCGCTGGAGGAGGTCCATACGTTTTACCGTTGCTTTCCCATGTGGTGACACCAGACGCTTTTTTCTTATTCAAAGGTCCGCACACAGGACACACAATATCATCGTTTGATGTCTGCCAAATAGGAACCATTTTTATACCAGCGTCTTTCTCGATTTGACTGGATATTTGTAATTCTCCCTGAACAGCTGCTCTGGTTATCTCCGTAACTGCGATCATCTCAGATCTCACAGGTCCAAAGATGCTGGATAATCTAGCTTCAACATCACCGAGTGTTAGACCGTTGCGATAATAGGCGTCAACAGCGGCACTGATCGCTTGCCGTGAGTTCATGTTAATGTCCTTTGCCATCTCTCCGGCGTGGATGCTTGCCCAGTCTGACGCTCTTGAATTGACCAGGCTCCAATCTATCCCAATCGACGATTGATTCAACTGTCTCTCTGATGCGTCCATGTAAATATTTGTGAGGTAAGATGACAAAATGCCTCTGAGGATGACATCAGCTTTAGACCATAATATATCTGGCACATTCTCAATTTTGGGAGGATCACCAAGAGCGTCTAAAATCTCCGCTCTAATCTGTGCATTCACCTTGCCCAATTCCCGCGCCAGGCGTGCTTCCAATTTTTCACGATCAGGAATTTCCACGCCTAATCTCCAATAACTTACCCTGAATATCGCCGCTCTCGTTTGTGTCTTTTGGTAGCCGCCTCACGTTACTGAGCGCATCTTTTAGTTTGTCCCTATCATCGATTAGTTTAAAGCCCATCTTTGATACCATAGATGCAAGCGTATTTTCAACCGCATCTGGATGCTGGAAAATAATAGATATCTTACCGGTATCCATCACATCCTCAATATTTCCCTCAATGCCAGAGAATACAGCATCCTTACGGATGCCGAGTTGATCACGCAATTTGTACAAATCTATGACTATCCTTAGTTTATTCATCATGGATAACCTCTCCACTCATCTGCAAACACGGCTTTGATAGATTTATCATTCGTTGCACCCTCAAGTGCTCCTGAAATAGCAGATGCTAACACGGCTGGAATATACTCGCTATCAAAGCGTACAGCCGCACTTTTACCAGCGGCGATTGCCTTGAGTGCTTTCCTTTCCCACTTTTTCATATCATCATCCATCTGAGTATTGACGCTTGTATCCTGTGCACTCGGATCATCCAGCATTTCATAACTATATCCACCAGGTAGTTCTATGCCTAAAATTTGTGCGGCGATACTTGGCTTCATTCCTGCTGCTACATAAGACGAGTATGCTCCGGCTCTCTGTGCCTCGTCTTCCTGAAATATGTCGAGCTCCTCTATTGCAAGGTCAATATCATATCCGAGCGGATTGAGAAGCTGCTGATTGATCTGATCCTCGTAGTACTGTGATCTCGGTCTGATAGTATCCTGCCAGAATGACGAATGATGACTTTCAGCCGTTGCGTAATTGGCAGCATCATCAAGCATCGTAAGCGGTATCCCAAATGCGTGAGACACGCTCCGCCTGGCTTCCAACGATAGCTCAGGAACTGCCAAATCCTTTACCGGAGGAGTTAGTATCTGCGTTTTCCAATTGCCCCTTAGTGTTAATATTCTCCATGCGTTCTTTACGCCGCCGAGTAAACGATTAAAACCAGCCTGTGCGCGTTCTCTATCAGCCTCGTTCAGGCTTCCTTCTGTCGTTACAAGTAATGCTGGCATGGCACCACTTTTGAAAAATTGCCCTGCGAACTGCTGAAGGTAATCAAGTATCTGGACATTTTTCAGTGCAACATCGGCAGCTGAAGGACCCGGACGAATATCATCCGTGATAGAAAACTCTTTGAAATAAACGATATCATCCGTCGTCCAGCGTGCCGTAACCAAACCATTGATCGTCTGTGAAAATACAATCTGTCCATTCTCATAACTGACAGACATTGTCAATGGATTTATCCATTGCAGTTCTTTTACCTGTACGGAATTCCTGCGTTTCAACCAAAACGCCGAACCGGTCAAAAGCATGGATGCTTCCGTCATCCAAAGTAACTCAGATAACTTTTGTGGAAATGGAAAATTAACATAGCTCTCGTTTCTCTCAACGCGAACGGGTATGCTTGTCAGTGCATCACAACGCAACCTCACAGCTCGATATAGCAGTGGCACAACGGCATAGGCACTGGCAGCCGTCCTGGCTTCATCATCCTGGATGAGATCCAACCATCCTGGTGTAATCTGCGAAATCGGTGTTCCTTTTATCTCAATAGCTTTCATCTCACACTCCAAAAAGCACCTCAGCACGCACTCCGTTTTCTACCGCCTGCACGTAATACCTCAGCGCATCAAGCGCATGGTCATTCTCCTTCACTGGCTCATCCTTCCCCTCTTTCCAAACATAACTCTCAAACTCATTGATCGTATTCACGCACAACGGATCAACTGTCAGGCGTGGTCTGCCATCGCCCTGAGTCACAAGCCTGTTCTGGACAGCTGCAATCCCGTCCATAACTCTCCCTTTGTGCGGCGAGGCGTCAACCCCGTTGTTGCGCAGATCCGCAATCAAACCAGCCGCCGCCGCGTCAACTGCCGTCGTCTCGCAATGGTATTGATTGCACCACTCCTTAGCCGCAGCTACAACGTCACCTTGCAGCTTGCCGCGCTCGTAAAATTCCTTGAGGATGTGAAGTCTATCATCACTATCGTGACCAATGAGAAGAATAACAGCAGGGTTTGTGTAGCCTTCGTCAAGTGCAAGACCGAAGCGTGTGAACTCATCTTGCTTGCGGTTTACAACGTGGATGCTTGTATCAAACTTATAAACCAATCCCTCCAGGCTGATAAACTCGCCTTCCAGTTCTTGGCGTGCAAACTCGCCCGTGTAACTTCGTTCCAGCGATGCAACAAATTCCTTATCCAGGTATGGGTTATCCTTTGTTCTCGCCTTGAATACCGTCATCTCTTCTTTACGTCTGAATAGCCAATTGCGTCCCTTTGGCGTAGTCGTCACCCAGCACTTTCCCGCTTTACCATCGGCTCTAAGTCTTCCGATAATAATCTCCCACGTTCCGGGTGGACACAAGCCTCCCTCGTCAATGTGCGCATAGTGTAAATTAGCGCCCCGTAGCCTGTCGGGTTTATCTGCGCTCCTGAATAGGATCTCTCCCCCGTTTCGTATCTTTACCGTACTATCTGATTTGTTGAACGTCTCAACCGCATCACCTGCCAGGTCAATGAACGTTCTAATCGTCGCGTCTCCCAGCATGGCGTATGTTGGCGCAACGACAATTCCCAATGTACCTGGTATCGTTGCGTGTTGTAAATCCTTCACACAGCCTGCGTATGTTTTCCCCGATCCAATGCCGCCAATGAACGCAGTGAACCTGTCCTCACACGTCAAGAAGTCGTGTTGAGTCGGGTACAATTTAATCCGTTTGTCCATTATCCCGCTCGATAATAAACTTGATCGGATCGCCGTTCGCTCCTGTTACCTCTTGCTTCTGTGTTGCCTTCCCTAATACTCGATCGATAAGCTCAGTAGCAGCGGATTGCTTCACGTTATCATTCTTGCTTTTCAATCCATCCAGTTTCACGGTAATCGCGTCTGCCAATGCGCGTCTCATCCGTTCCCGTGCCACAATCACGCCATCCATAGCCATCATCTTTACTGCTTGCTGTACCGGTTCGCCCCAATTGCATATCGTTGATTTACTCACATTAATCGACCTGGCAGCGTCCGCATCGCTAGAACATTGTTGACGCGCAACAACAAACCGTAACTGATCTGTAGTCAACGATCTCAATAATTGTTCAAATTCATTAGCGTTTTGTTCGTCCATTGTTCTATTCTGTCCCAATTTGTTCTAATTCGTAACAAAAATGTTCAATGTTCACACCTTCTTCGCCAACTCTTCCCCGCCATACTCTTGGCAACACCACATCACAAAGCCAAGCCAGTGATTACCGTCTTCGTCTGTATGCTCAGTAATAGCGGTTAGCTTTTGACCATCAACCATCCTGAATACAACTTCACTATCAGTGGATGGTAAAGCGCGCACATTCAAACCTATATCCGAAGTAACAGAATAAGCGACCTGCTTCGAATACCATTCTTCCACTTCACCGAGTAAAGGAATACTCGTGTCTTGCACCACCGGTGGTACACTCGGTATAACTGCGGTTTCAGCCGTAGTGATCCGGATATAATCCGTAGTGATCCGGA